ATGTCGACTCTATTTATGGAGTGCCATTTATTCCAACAAAAGATGCACCATCTGGTGGTGGCTCTGAAATTGGAAGACTCTTTGCATTAGATACATCCGATGCAGAAGGTTATGGTTATCCAAGAATTGGAATTCAAGTGGCTATTCCGACCGAGTATTATGAAGCAACTAGAAGATCTGCTGGCTATCCATTCGTGAACAACGCCTTTGTTGAAAAAGGTGTATTCAGAACAATGGGTGAAACAGTTTGTCGCCATTTCAAATCACAAGGTAAGATCAGAGACATTAAACTCTAGTCAAACCAAAACCAATTTTTTTATTTTTTTAGATACATATATATATCCTCGCCACACGGTTGTTTGTAATGACGAAGCAAATAATAGCACTAGTAGCCCTATTATCATTAGGAGCATTTAGTGCAGTATATGCAGAAGAATCAGTAGTACAAGTTCCATTTGAATATCATGGTCAATCTTGTTGGCTCGAATCTGATACAATCTATCAATGTACTTGGCAAGGTGAAATTGAGCCATTCTCTTTAGAAGATTTAGAGAAGTATGCACATATCTTAACTGAGGAGCAATATGCAGAGGAATATGATAGACTAACAGCAGTTCCAGAAGTTGTAGAGGAAAAAGCAAAACTAACACCTAACGAATTAATAATTCAAGAAATTGAAAATAAACTCAACAGTGGTGTTGCAACTGCAACAGAATCAGTCTACATGAATCTTTTGAAAAAACTTGACACTTGTCAACAAGGAATGGACAAACAAACAGCTCCAATCCAAAATGCAAGAGAGTTTGAAATCTCAGAGTTCACTCAATGGAAAGTTAACAATGTCAAATATGACGGAAAACTTGGTGAAATTGTAATGGCAATAGAGGAATGCAGAGCACAACATGCCTTGAAAAATGTAGTTGGAGATGGATATGTTTCAATGCCAACAGGAGATGATGACTATCAGTATTCTCTACTAACTGAGTTAGAAGGAATACAAGCATTGGACTTTGAGTTATATAATAAAAACTCAAAGAGAATCGACATGAACGGAGTATGTAACAACAATCAATATGATTGGAAGAACAGAATCATGATGGGTTGTGAGGACACTAGAGTATATGATGGAACTTTACACAAAGGTACATCTGGAAAGATAACTTACTTTTCAGGAACTATAGGAGAGTACAATGAATATCTACAAAATAACTCTAGATATGCAACTACTGAGGACAAAAAAATCCAAGAACAGATAGCACAACCTGTATTACAGGAAATGCTTGAAGAAAATCCTTGGCACAATAGGGAATAATCCCCTCTTTTTATTTTATTTAACTTTATATATTAGTGGTTTTTATATTAATTATGGCAATCACAATCGCACACAATGCCGACCATAAAAGTCTTACAGGAAAGACACTATCCATTCAAAGCGAACTTACATCAAAGTTGAAATCCACCATTGTTGACGTAACATATGGTGCTTCTGACAACTACGCTACTAATGGTAATACTGTCGATCTATCACTTGGTGGTAGAATTAGTACTGTTATTGGAGCAGAAATACTCCATTGTAACAAAGGACTACTTCTACAATATGCTCCAGCAGCAGCAGGGGCAGCAGCCACAGGAAAAATTAAGGCTTATGGTCATACTCCAACAAGCTCTACAGCAACAGTTGTAGCCCTTGAGGAATTAGATGCTTCAGATACAGCAGTCAATTCTATGACTATTCGTATTAGAGTAATCGGTTTCTAGACTAAGATCTAGTCAATTTTTTTCTCTTTTTACTAATAATGTTTATATATGACCAATATTATCAGTAAACATGACTTATACTAATCATAATGTAAAAGACGTATCTGCTGACGGTGCAGTAAAAGCTGGACATGGTGTTATAACAGCAGTTCATGTTACAAAAGCAGGTGCTAGTGGAGATAAAGTAGTATTCCATAACGGAGATGCTAACTCAGATCCAGTAGAATTTACAGTATATGGTGAAGGTCTTCAAAACATAGAAGATATTCATAGAAGATTTGAAGACGGTATTTACGCAGAAGTTACAGGTACAACTGCAAGATATTTAGTAGTGTTCAAATAGAATCTTTAAATACAAAGTAAACTTTATAACTCTTATGGTAACGACTACAACTTACTGTTCAGTTAATGATATTATTGACTTTTTAAGAGTGCCTATCACTTCCACAACCACTCCAAACAAAGAGATGGTTCGTAAGATTATTGCAAGAAAAGAGGATGAATTTGACAGAAGGGTAGGTCATACTTGGAAAACTAAGAAGATTACAAGAGAAGTTCACGACTTACCTTTGCTTTACACATTTGGATGGGGCACTCCAATATTCTTACAACATAGAAACATATACGAATTAGACACATCTCAAGGAGATAAGATAGAAATTTGGAAGGGAGAATCAGATTCATGGGAAAATATCGTAGGTCAAGACCAATGGTATCATGCAGAATATGAGAGAGGAACATTGCACTTAAGAGGTTATTTGTTCACTATTTTAAGAAAAAACAGAGTTAGAGTCACTTACAGATATGGTGGAGAAAACTTTGCAGGTGATACAGAAATACCATTAGACGTTGCAGATTGTATAATTAAAATGACTGCAATAGAGATAATGAACACATCATTCAGAATGGATGAACTTCCAAGTGGTGGAAGTGTTTCTCCTAGTGAGTCAAAGAAATATTGGCAAGAAGATATTGAAACTTGCATAAACAATCGTAGAGAAGTATTCGTTATTCCATAATGGTTTCACTTTCTGGTATTAAAGGTAAGGTTAAAAAAGGCTGGTCAGTATTCATGGCTGCTGCCAATAGAACAACTGCAAAAGTAATTCAAAAGAAAGGTGGTAGTGCATATGTAAGCAATAAGGGTCAAGATGTAGAAATACCTGTTCCAGAGAATAGAAAGGATGTAAAAGTATCTTCGGATATAACTACTGAAGAACTTGGTACTTTTGTGTCTCAATCCTTACAAGACGTACAAAGAGCACCATTAACAGAAGCACCTGATACAGTTTTAAAATCTGAACCAAAACTACCTAAAATTACTAACCCTGAGGATGATACACAGGAACCTAGAGATATAGCATATTACCCTGCTGGAAAGAATCCTTATGGTGGATCAGAAGGTAAGAAACCAAACATAGAAGCCATACGACAATGGGTTGAAAATACAAAGGTAGGAAATGCTTCAAATATTACATTAACTGAGGAATTTGGAGAAGAATTTGGGTTTATAGGGTGGGGTTTTTCTGATAAAGAACTTGCCAAAGCAATAGATGAGGTTACATTCAAAGTCGCTAGAAAGATATGGTATGTGGGTAGAAAACCATCAACCATGACTGATATGCAATGGGATGAAGCCACTAGAGAAATGCGACCAGCCGAAGGATCTTTCTCAAAAAATGAAAAATGGACTAATGGATTCCCCTATGGTGAAACTTATAAGTATCAAAGTGGTAAGTTGGGATAATGGCTATTACAACATATGATGCAGTAGACGACATAATATCACTAATAAAGACCAAATGGTCTAATTTACGACCACCCACAATCTCAAAAGTATGGGATAAAAGAACTGTAGGATTCATAGATGACAGAAGTGATCAGGTCATATTATCACCAAAAGGCGAAGATATAAACTATTTTGGTCTAGGTGGAAGTGCATTTTGGCACGACCAAATGATAGAAATGGAGATAAGAACATATCAGGATATTGATAGACATAACTCAGTTGTGAAGGAAATAGTCAAAATTATCAAGGATAATATAACAGGCAGTACTTATACTGATTTACGAGTAATTGGCTCATTCAGTAAGAACTACCAATATCGTAACATGTTTAGCTATGTAGTGACAATTTCATATAGAAAATCAGATCCTTCTTAAAAATCTTTATATACTAATAGAGAGGTTATAGATATATGGTAGTATATACTGGTGCTAGTAGTTCTGTAAGATATGGTTATGAAACAGCAGGTTCATATGGAACAACAGCAAGTTCATTAACCAATACATTTGGTCTTAATACCAAAGTTACTAGTCTATCATTAACTAACAATAGAATAAATTTAGCTAAATTAGGTCAAGTAGAACCAACAAAATTCGCTTACGGTCAACAACAAGGAAGCGTAAGTGTTGGATTTGTATTTGACGATTCACATTCACATAAAATATTTCAATCAATTTACGGATCACCAAGTGGAACAAATCCGTTCTTATACCCAGCAACTTTAGCACAAGGAGCTACTTCACCAACAACACAATCAATTACTACACAAATTGAATTACAAACTGGTGCAAACGCAAAATTAACCAGAGTATTAAATGGATGTGTAGTAAACACATTAAGCATTTCTACAAGCATAGGCGAACCAATGAACGGTAATGTTGATATGACATTTGGTAAAGAAACAAGTACTGCTGTAGGAACATCTGGTACTATTACAGAACAGAGTGATGCATCACTTGATCAAGGTGGTGAACCTTATACATTTGCTCACGGTTCATTCAAAGTATCAAACGGATCATCACTACAAGCAGTAGCAGAAGTTCAGGAAGCAGATGTGTCATTTGCACAAAACACAGAATTACTTTACGGATTAAACTCAAATGCAGCAGTAGACGTTTACAGAAAAATACTTGATGTTACTGGAAGATTTAAAACAGCATTCAAAGACCAAAGCCTAATCCAATATGTAATTGACCAAGTAAGAACACAAACAGAATTAGTTGATGCAAGTGGTGTAGGTATTGAATTAAACTTTGAAAACGTAGCAGCAAACAAATCAATTAAGATTGAATTAGACGATGTATCATTCGCAGATCACGGTGTAAGTGGTCTTGAACCAGTAGAGCCTGTATTTGAAGAAATTAATTGGCAAGCTAAAGCAGCAAGAGTATCAGTAGATACAACAGCCTAAACCTTTATTAATTACCTAAATGTTAAAATTTACATGGTATTAATACCTATTACAATCACATATAACGGTCAAGAACAAACTGTTGAATTTGAAGATTCTTTGACATTTGGTGAAACTGAATCATTAATTAGTGGATCAGTTGACCTTAGTGATGTAACCAAACCTAAAATTAATCTATCAAATTACAGAATGAATCTACTAGTATTAACAATTAAAAAGGCTCCATTCAAAGTCGGAGACATAACTGTAATCAAAATGCTAGACTCAAAAGTAGTAAAACATATGTTAAAGGAGATAACTAAGATACACCCTTTAGCGACATATATAGAGGATTGGATGGAGACATTCCAAAGCTTCGAGGAGGAGATAGATTCACCTACGGAATCTACTACGCCTGTGCCAGCCAATTTGGCTGGTCAAAGGAAGAAGTCGACAAACAGCCAATAGAATATCTTAAAAAATTGTTTTCTATGCATAAAGAACAGATGGAAGAAGCTCAAAGACAGAACTCTATTCCTAGTAACAGATCCACTAATAGAATGGCAAAAAACTTAATATAAGATAGGAGGAATTGTTTATATATGGCTATAAATGAGCAGAGTAGTGACGAGGAACTTCTAAGAAAAGAAATTAACCGTATTACAGCAATTCTTAGAGATCTTAGAAAATCTGGAAAAACTCTAGATGAAGGACTATTAAAAAATATAGCTTCAATGACAAAAACTGCTGATGCATGGGGTAAACAACTAACT